GTCCTCGGGCGGGATGCCGACCTTCTCGATCTTGATGCCTTCTTCCACGAGCAGCAGGTTGCGCGCGTTGCCCGGCACGAGCGCCTCGTTGATGGAATTCTTTAGGCGCTCGTGTGCGCCCTCGGTCAGACGCCCAGGGTGCTGGGCGACCATGCCAGGCCAGCCGCCGCGGCCGAAGAATGACCCGCCGAATTTTTCGGTCGCGAGGCCGAGGCCGATGCTGTCGCGCGCGAGGCCGATGACCGAGTAGCCGACAATCCCGTCGTAGCCCAGGCCGGGCACGTGGATCATGTCCTCCTGCCGCAGATCCACCTGGGACCCGTCCTCCTGAATCACGGTGTAGACGAGCGGGCCGCGCGGGACCGGGCGGTGGGGTTGCACGCGCTCAGGCGTCAGCGGCCAGATCGCGAGCGGGTCTCCGCCCGCCGACCACTCGATTTCTGCGTACGCGTTCCCCCAGGTGAGCGCGTGCGCGGTCATCGTCTCGCGCGCGATCATCGAGGACATCTCCTGATTCCACTCGCTGTGCAGAAGCCAATAGAGGCGATCATCGAGCGCGTGATCCTTGCCCCCATTCGGGAGACGCTCGTACAGGAAGAGCGGGAGCGAGGCGATAGCGCCGGCAATGCAGTTGACGGCCGCGAAGACCGCCGAGTAGTTCAGCGCCGTCCACTGGCTCACGTTCACGCCCGCAGTGGAGGCCCGAGACCCGAAGATGGCCGCGAGGGCCGGGTCGCCGGTGCTTTTCTCGCCTAGCCAAAACGAGCGGACGCTATCAACCAGGGCCGCGGTGAACATGGGGGGTCACTCCCTCCGATCCTCTGGGCAACTACAGACGCCAGGCGTCGGGCAGCCGGGCGGTTCATTGCCGAATTGCCGGCGACGGCGCCGCCGCCAGCGGAGCCAGACACGACATTCGCGCCCGACATGGAGCGCGGTGACAAGGACGGCGATCACCACGAGCCCGACCGCGAACCCCTCGACGAGCGCCTGGATCGTCTCGATCGTCATGATCCCGGACCGCCGCGACGGCGCTCATCGGCGAGGAGGATCGCGCCGAGGACGATGATCACGCCCAGGGTGACGATCGCCGCGGGGATACTCCACCTCGCGATCCCGATAATGATCAGGAGCAGGCCGCCCGCGAAGAAGGCGTCGATCCGGTCGAGCTTCCGACTGGGCGGTGTCATCGCGGCGGCCGCCCGCCATGACGGACCACGCGCGCCAGGCGCCAGACGGCGCGGAGAGCGATCTTCGCGGCCTCGACGATGGTCTTCACGTGGAAGGCGTTCACAGCGCGAGCACCCCCCGCGTTTCGTAGACGCTGGGCGGACTGGGCGCCTGCACGAGGGCGCGCGCGAGGGCCATGATGAGGGCGACGACGCCGTCAATCTTCAGCGCCTCCGCCGTCTTGATGGGCAGGATGTTATCCGCGCTGTCGCGTCGGATACCGACGTTCGAAACCATCCAGGTCATCACGGGATTGCCATCGTGGGTGAACCGGCCAGTCGCGAGAAGGGCCTCCAACTCCTTCATCGGCGCCGAGAGGTTGCGCATGTTCTGCGCCACCTCGACCACGGGCGCACCCTCACTGTGCAATTTCGTCATGATCTCGTGCGACTGCCAGGGATCAAACGCAATCGACAACGGGTGGGGCAGGGCCGCGAGGTCGCGGCGAAGCTCCTCCTCGATGATCGGAAAGTCCGTCGCGTTGCCCGGCGTCAAGACGAGGGCCCCGCTCTCGGCCCAGCCCGCATAGTTGGCGGTCGCGGGGGTATCAGGCCCGCGGACGCGACCCTGGGGATACCAAAAGCGCGTGCGCGCGTGATAGTGCCAGCCCTCCTCGATCCGGCGCCGGGTCAACTCCACCTTTGCCGTGACGTCTCTCCGAGTCCCGAGATCGAGGCCGAGAAAACACTCGTCGTCCGGGCCCGGGCGATACTCGGGCACCGCCGCGGCGACCCATTGCCCGGCATCCAACCAGCCCTCCGCCGCGTTGACCCAGACGTTCAGGCGTTTCGTTTGAAAGGCCGCACGCGCGCTCGGCATCACCTCGGCCTGCGCGGCTAATGCCGCCAATATCTCGGTCTTGACGGAGACGCCGAGATTCGGGTTGGCCTTCGCCCAGGACGCGGGCGACCGCCAATCGTCGCCCTCGTCGATGGTGTAGATGATCCCGAAGGTCGCGTCGTCCGTGACGGCGCCCTCGAGGATCTGCTCGACGTAGCGATGCTGGTCGTAGCAGACGCCCGCGCGCGACGTGCCCGCGGTGGTGATCGCGAAGAGCACCGGTTGGCGACGCGCGCCCGTGCCGGTGGCGAGGACGTCCCAGAGCGTACGCGTCTTGTGCGCGTGCAACTCGTCGACGATGGCGGCATGAATGTTCAGGCCGTCGAGGTTGTCGGCGTCGGCGCCCAATGGCTCGAACTTCGAGTCGCTCGCAGTCATGTGGAGGTTGCCGACCTGCACGGCGATGCGGCGCCGCAACTCTGGCGTCCGCAGGGTCATCCGTTTGGCCTCCGAAAAGACGATCAGCGCCTGCGCTCGCTTCGTCGCCGCGGCATAGACCTCGGCGCCGGGTTCGGCATCGAAGAACGCCAACTGCAGGCCGAGGCCCGCGGCGAGCGTGCTCTTGCCATTTTTCCGCGGGACTTCGATATAGGCCGTCTTGAACCGGCGCCGGCCATCAGCTCGGCGCCAGCCAAAGAGGCTGCCGAGGATGAAGGCCTCCCAGGGTTCGAGGGCAAAGGCGGACCCGGCCCACTCGCCTTTGCTATGGCGCAGGCCGGCGAAGAAGGCTAGTTGCTCGGAGGCCGCCCCAGGCAGCCAGCGGAGGCCGCGCCGCGGGCCCTCGTCGAGATCGCGCAAGTGGCGGGCCGCGGCCAACCGGACCCACCGACACGCCACCACGTCGCCCTCGACGACGGCCGTGGCGTAGGCCGTCGCCGGGTCGCCCTCATCGTTGTCCTGCCGTCTCCCGCGAGGCAAGGAGGGTCTCGTAACTGTCCGGCGCGGCCTGCGGAGTGACGACCGGTGGCGCCGCGAAGGCCCGATACCGGATCTTGCCAGCGGCGTCGAAACACGTCAGCGCCGCTTTGAGCTCCGCCTGCCAGGCCTTCCGGTTGTCCGAATTCGGATCCTTCGTGAAGGCGACCCGTGCGGAATGCAACAGCGCGTCGCCCAGCGCCTCCAGCGACACCGCTCGCGTGATTGCCTCGGGCGTCGGCCGCGACGGTGGCGGTGGCGGCCGCTTGCCGGCCTTGCCGCCGAGGGCCTTCAGGTGCTCGGGTTTGGCGAGGTAACCGTGGCGTCCCATTAGTTGTTGCGCGGGTAGTTCACAACTTCGGGCAACTCGTCCTCGTCCTCGCCCAACTCGCGCCGCGAAGCCAAGAGCGCGTGGCCCGCGATAAAGTCACCAGGCCACAAAAATCGGCCCACTGCGTCCGTCGCCATCCGGTTCGGTGGCTTGTCGTCCGGCCCGCCGAGTTTGCCTTCCTCGTCCACGACGAGGACGAGGCCGGTGTGGCCGAGGTAGACGCACTCGATCCACTGGCAACCGATCAGGGCCTTGATCTCTTCCAAGCTAAAACTCCGACCCTCGCGCGGCGTGACGTTCCGCGCGGTCCCGTCCGTGCGGATGAGCACCGCCATGGTCAAACCTTTGGCCGGCGCGAGGCCCAGCCGGTGAGGCGGCCGCGATCCGCGGGCACGTCGGCGTAGTAGGCGCGCCGGCTGAGCACCACCGGCGCCTGGCTGCCAGGCCGGCGATAGCGCCGGGCCGGCCGCGGGGGGTTCGGTTTCGGCCGTTCATTCATGGCAATCCTCCCGGAGGACGGCGCAGTCTACCGCGATCCGCGCCGGGTTTCGCTAGGTTTTGCCGGGTTCGGGGCACATATCGGGCAGCGGCACCCGAGGGCGCGCAGGAACGCGTCGAGGGCCTCGTCAAGCGCGGCATCGTCCCTCTCGTGCACCGCGGCCTGCACGAGCATGAGCGCCACGAGCGCCTCGCCAACAAACTTCTGGCGGCCAAAAGTTTGTTTGCCGCGCGGTGCGTTAAGAAGGTGCGGCCGCCTCACCGCGGCTAGGGCGGGGTCCTGCTGTGCGCTCGGTGGCGGAGATTCTGACCGCCTTCCCTTCGAGGTTCTCATGTCCAATCGTGAAAGACTCTCGACTCGAAACAGCGTTCGAGGTCGATGAGTTGTCGCAGAGATGAGAGCGCCCAGAGATGACACGAGTCCACCGTTGCACACGGTCCTCGCTCGTCGTCGAGGGTGCGTGGGATCACCAGGTCGCGCGCATAGATCACAGGAATCCATCCGAGGATCTGGAAGCGTCGTGGATGCGCGCTCGCTCGCACGAGCACAAAGTTGAGACGATCGTTTGCGAGGTCTTCTGGCTTCGGCAGCAAGTATTTGCAGTGCGCAAAGATACCCTTGACCTCGATCCCATACGGCAGATCTGGTTCACCGATCACGCCGACTCCAGGCCACGCAATTCCGAAGTGCAAGCTGGTGATGCATTCGGCGAAGACTCCGAGTCGGTGGTACTCCGGCCCGGCAAAGGGTGAAGCCCCGCGCGTGTCGATCCGGCCCTCCGCGATGTTCTTATCGCTACGCTGCTT